CACACGTAGGTTCCCTAAAGGACTTACTAATACTTACATCTCTCATCCCAGTGATAGTAACTCGCTCAGGCTCTTTACGTTCCGCCACCAAATCATGGCATGTCAAACAAAGATGACCCCTAAGCAATTTACCCCTGACGTATACCTCACGGAGTGGCTACTCCCTTCGAGACCCGTTTGATTCAGGTCAGCGTCGATCTGCAGGACGCCCGATACAACTGTGTATCTCAACCGATAAGATCCCCACCAGGGATTTATAAACCGGAAGACACACAGGACCTCGACTGGACATTATAGTTCAGTTAACTTCGGCACGATGCGGTCAGCAAGCATAGAATCAAACAACCCAGGGACGCGAACCCCCAAATAGCCAAACTCACAACCCACCTACGGTAGCTCTATACAACGAGCCACTGTTGACTTCAGACAGGCAATAACTTTCCCCCAAGCTGGCGCCAAGCTAGCATTTACGGGATCAAGGCCATCGCCTACCATCCATTCTCCCCAGCCTTATCTCAGAAAAGCCTCCTTCATTCCCCTTTTGGGCGGAACTAGCCTTGCGGCAGAGACTTGACCTTAAAGGTTTCAAGCAAGGGTCATCAGTACTTATCTTCCCCTAATAATTCATCCAGTCGACAGACTGGTTCATTTGTTGTGCGGAAGTACATGATCTTTGGAAAGAGACCAAGGGAGAAAGGGCTTCTCCAAAACCCCATAACTACGTTATATGGGACGAGCATACATTGCCAAGAAATCCTGCCTATGGTACGGTGGCGAGCCGAATGACCTAACGCATGGTCAATCTCCGGAGTGGTGTCATATCCACTCAATGCTTTCATTTAACGTCGTCAAAGGGACAACTAGGCGAACGCTGTCGCCTAGCACTTACACTTAGCGCACTTGTCGCAAGTCTTCTCCTCATCCAACTCAACGATGGTAGTCGCGGAGCTTCTCACCGTATTACGCGGCAGGGAATCCAGACTCTTATTAAGAAGAGCCATGAACGGATCATGATTCGGCACCACAAGGTGTCGATCACCAGGCTCTGGTACACCTCGAGCAATTTCAAGGACACGCTGAACCAAGCTAAATTCTTCAACTGATGTAGGCACTGCTGCCACGATCGGAGTCGGATCATAAAGCTCGAGTTCGTAGTCCAAGAACATATTGAGAGTGGCCGGGGGCAAGGGTAATGTAGTATTGGAGTCGGTACCCCAAACAATTAATCCTTGCATATCCTGACGGTTCGGCGCCGCAGCAACGAAGCTGGGGATGGAACCGGTCGGAACCGGACGACCACCGTTTATACCAATGTAGTATAACTCGGGACCATCGTATGGAATGTCAATCACCGCTTGGGCAATATTCATAGGCGATACGATGGATGGGACCAGATCTGCGATCTGAGGAAAAGACAAAAGAAGTGCATTGAGGTCAACGGACCCTTTCTGGAAGTCCTTATAGTAACCAACTGCAATCGATCCAGTTTGTTGAACTCCATTAGTGGAGATCAGACGAAGCTGAAGCCGATTAAAGCGATAACGCTGATAAGGAAATGCACGGAAAGCGATCCTCTTTCCAAAGTTAAGAGGATTGACCGGAATGCCGACAAGGCCCAGTCCCGACAGGTTAGTACTGGTATCCACCCCAATAAACGTTCCAGCAAAGGAACTATTAATGATTGGAATACCATTACCACCAGGTGTCGAAGCGACTGGCTGCTGAACAGTGCAGAAGAACTGTGTTCCACGGAACATCACACCATCCAAGCCTAATGTGGGATGCCGACAAGGCATCTCAGGTCCATCAAAGGACTGATTAGACAGAATTGTTTGGTATGATGCAGGAACAGCTCCGATTTCTTCCTGAGGAGCAAGACCACGAAAGTTAAACATGGACCTGACTCCCCGCCATATATGTGGAACAACTTGTTCCGCAATATTGGCGACAGGTGTGAGAAAAGGGTGTTTCCCCATAACTGAGGACTTGTGTCGACGGCCGCGACTGCGGCGAGACATGGATTTCTTGGAGTGAGAGAGAGACTTTTGTGAGGATCTCGTATTTCCGGCCTGAAGCCGTTGAAACGAGATGGTAGGGTTGATGAGTTTCGCGCGTGATTTGGTGTTAGATTTCGGCATAGTCGAAGAGGTTATATGATCAATAGATCATGCCTCAAGGCCTCCGGTATGAAACGGACGGGAGTGTATTCAAACTCTAATCGCATTTCATCTTCGGAGGCCAACTGCCACGATCCCTTACTCTTGAACTGTTTTTGACAGTCTCGGAGCGAGGGAGTAATCCACTCAAATTTCTGCTCAAAACGAGCATGGTCGGCGCACTGGTCATAACGCTTTTTACACGTATTGACGGTCACGACCTCCGACGGTTTTAACAACTGAAAATTGGGAGAGACAGGAAATCTCATACCTTTTACAGAACAGTAATAAAAACCGTCAGACTCATCATAACTCACATTATCGTAGCGCTCCACCGGAGCCTTACGACAAATCTTCGGTATCTCCTCAACTACAGTGTTAATCGTAGACAGGCATCGCTGATGAGCGAACATCCTTTGCGTCCTCGTAAACTTAAAATCCCATGGAGTGTCAGTCTGGGGTGGCATCATGCCAAGCCCACCACACGTCCGTGAAGCAAAAAAGTTTAAGAGACCACTACGGCTCATCCGTTGTAGTTGTACCCCATGGTACTTCATAAATTGAGAGAAACCAGTAGCCTGGGAGAAGAAAGTGGGCTGGAGTTCATTCCAGATGACACCAAGGTCGTCCGAATCAGAACCCATACGCTTAATCTTACCTGAACAACCGTTGATTAACAATCCGGTATTTAAGTAAGGAATAAAGCGCCATGTAGCCTCATCAAATTTCTTTCCACTAGGACATTCAAAGGCCCACTGTTCGCTATTCATCGTCAGCAGAAACGGATGACGAAGTGATTTACCTGGACTGAGCTCAAACCCAACAAGGGCGATCTCTTCAAGCCAGAGCTCGTGAAAACGAGCATTGGTACCATGACCAATATCATCACCATTAATAAGAACAGCTAGATCGCGAAGTGCGATAGGCTTTGGCCACGGAAGGTCTCTCTTTTCAACAAAAAAGCTCAAACGGCTGCGTAAATCCTTTCGGTATTTCTCAAGGGTGCGCCAGTAGCACAGGAGATTCGCGATACAGAGCACAGGGAACGATA